CCAGCAGCACCTTGCCGGTGCGCGCCTCGACGGTGGCGACGGCCGCGCGCAGGAAACCCGCCAGCGCCGCCGTCTCGGCCGCATCCTCCGCCAGGTCGAACCCGGTCCCCAGCCGCAGATGGTCGCGCAACATTGCGACGGGCAGCGCCGCGGCTGCGGGCGCCGTCACTTCCACAAGCATCATCCTCGTCTCTCCCATTCGCAGGGCTTCGGGCAAAGGGGGCCGCGCCGCTGCACCCTCGCGCGCGCGGACAGTTGCACTTGCCAGCAGGGCGCAGATCCCTGGCGCGGCCCCCGCTTCGGCCAAGGATCAGCCAAAGACCATCAGCTTGACCGCGCGCGCATCGGTGACGCCGCCGCCCACCCGCTTGGTGGCATAGAACAGCACATGCGGCTTGGCCGAGAACGGATCGCGCAGCACCCGCAGGTCCGGCCGCTCGACGATGGTATAGGCCGAGCGGAAATCGCCGAACCCGATGGAATGCGAGCCTTGGGCGATGTCGGGCATGTCCTCGCAGACCAGCACCGGATAGCCCAGAAGCTGCGCCGGCTGCCCCATGGCCAGGCTGTCGGCCCACAGGAAGCGGCCATCCGCATCGCGCATCTTGCGCACCGCGGCGGCGGTCTTGGAATTCATCACGAAGCTGGCATTGGCGCGGTATTGCGCGCCCAGCGCATAGACCAGGTCGATCAGCGCATTGGCCGGGTTGGTGGCGGCGAAATCGCCGGTCCCGCCCGAAGGGATGGTGCCGATCTGCACATTGGTCGCGCTGCCGTTCGGCGCCTTGGCATGGGTCAGGATGCCGCGCGGCTTGTTCACCCCGTCGCCGCTGATGAAAGCCGTGGCCTCGGCGCGGGCGAATTTCTCGGCGATGCGCCCGGCCAGCCAGGTCTCGACATCGAAGGCCGCGTCGTCCAGCAGCCGCTGGCTGGCCTTGGGCATGGCGGAAAGCTCATGCACCGGGATCACCACCCGCTGCACGCTGGGGGTGCCGGTCTCGGCCTGGGCCGCGGCCTCGGTCGCCCAGCCATGGGCGATGTCGCCCATGTCGACCAGCACCTCGTAGCTGGCCGATTCCACCGCCACCACATTGGCGACCCGGCGCAATGATGCGGTGACGTTCAGCGCCTCCTGCACCTGCATGGCCACCGTCGGCGCCACCAGGAAGCCGCCGTCGCTGGTGGTGGTCATCGCCTTGCCCTCCAGCGGCAACCCGCGCAGCGCGCCGTCGTCGCCATGGCGGATATAGGCGTCAAAGGCCTTCTGATGCGGCGCGCCCTGGTCGGCCTCGGCCGCGAGCGGCGCGCGGGGGCGGGAAATCGTCTTGCGGTCCAGCATGGTCATGCGTGTTTCCTGTGCTTCCAATCGGTTCTGAATCTCGCTGCGGAATGCCTTCAACTCCTGGACAAAGCCCAGCATCTCGGCCCCCAGGTCGCCGGGCACATCCGCCCCGGCCGCGGCTTTCACCTCGGTCATGATCCCCTCCGTTTCGGTGAAACTCACTTGGCGCGCAGCGCCAGCGTCGCGGCCCGAAAGGCCGCCGCCATCTCGTGGCCGGCATCGGACTTGGTGCCGACCTTGGCCTCGGCCAGCATCGGGAACGTCACCAGCGACACCTCCCACAGCTCGACCTCGGACAGCAGGCGCCGGCCCTTGCCGTCGCGCTCGGCCGCGATGGTGCGATAGCCGATCGACAGCCCGTCGATGGCCCCCGCCGCGACCAGCGCCGCCGCCTCGCGGGCCTGGGCGATCTCGGGCAGAAGCCGCCCCTTGACCCACAGCCCCTTTTCGTCCTCGCGGATCTCCTCCCAGACGCCTATGGGCCGGGCGGGATCGTGCTGCCACAGCATCCGCACCCGGTCGCCCCGCGCCTCCAGCCGCTTCAGGCTGGCGGCATAGGCGCCCCGGACCACGATATCGCCGCCCTGGTCGGCCAGGCCGAACAGGCTGGCATAGCCCTCGATCCCCGTGCCCTCGGCCACCAGCGACCCGCCGGCGGCATATTTCAACTCCAGCCGGTAATCCTTCGAACTCACCTCACCCTCCTTTCGGCGCATATTCCAGGATGGACTGCACCGCCTGGGTCAGGATGACCGCGACGACGCCATAGACGGTCATCCACAACCGCCGCTCCAGCCCCTCGATCAGCGCCTCGATGCGCTCCAGCCGGCGCTCCACCTGGGAAAATTGCAGCGCCATGATCCGCTCCTGCGTCTCAAGGCGCTGGTCGTGCCAGTCGAAAGGCTCCTTGACGAAACGCGAGCCCTCCATCTACCCCTCCGCATCGGCCAAGGGCGGCAGCCCCAGCGCCGCCCGCTTCTCGGCCGGGGTCAGGAAGCCGGCCTCGCCCACGCGCTTCCAATGCTGGTCGCGCTCTTCGGCCAGGGCGGGCACCTGGTCGGGATCGGCGCGCAGGTCGATCTCGGTCCCCAGATGCTCGGACAGCCACCAGGCCAGGGCACCGGCCACGCGCGACACCAGCGGCAGCACCGTCAGCCGGTAAAAGGCCCGATGCGCCTCGGCGTAATTGGCATAGGTCGCCTCGCCCGGAATGCCGATCAGCATCGGCGGCACGCCAAAGGCCTGGGCGATCTCGCGCGCGGCGGCCAGCTTGGTCTGGTGGAACTCCATGTCGCTGGGCGAAAACCCCATCGGCTTCCAGTCCAGCCCGCCCTCCAGCAGCATCGGCCGCCCGGCATTCCTCGCGCCCTGGTGATGCATCTCCATCTCCGTCACCAGCCGGTCGTATTGGTCCGGCGACAGGCTGCCCTGCCCGTCCGCGCCCTTGTAGACGATGGCGCCGCTGGGCCGCGCCGCATTGTCCAAAAGCGCCTTGGACCAGCTCGACGCGCTGTTATGCACATCCACCGCCACCGCGGCGGCCTGCATCGGCGACAGCCCGTGATGGTCGTCCAGAGGATGAAAGCTGCGGATATGGCAGATCGGATCGGGACTGCCGGCCATGTCGAAGCGCACCTTGCGCCCGCCCACGCCGTACTCATAGGCGACCGGCCAGCCATCCAGCCCCGGCACCACCGCCATCCGGTCCGAACGCAGCACATGCAGCTCGGCCGGCAGCCCCGCCGGCCCGCCGCCCACCGCCTCCAGATAGCCGTCGCCGCTCAGCAGGATCTGGCCGTAAAGCGCCTCGAACAGCTCGGCCCGGCCCTGGCCCGGATTGGGCCGGCGCATCAGGTCCAGCACCGGATGCACCTCATAGCAGCGCTCGCGGTCCTGGCAGATCAGCGGCACGGCGGCGGCGGCCTCGGCGATCAGCCGCACGGCGCGGAACCCGACCGGATTGCCGACAAAGCCCAGCCGCGTCAGGCTGACCGTGTCGCGCGGCGACCAGACCACCCGCCCCGACCCCGCCGCCAGCGCCACCAGCTTGCCGGCGGCGCTGGCCTTCGTCTCGGCGGCAAAAGCAGGCAGGCCCGCCCGCGCCGCACCCCGCCCGAACCAGGGAAATGCCATGGTTTCCTCCTGAAATCCCAAGAAAAAAGGGCCGCCCCCGGCGACCCCTCCCGAACCCCGAAAGGCCCTTTCTCCGTTTCGAAAATACCCTGGGGGGAAGCGCCTGCGGCCCCCCGTCCAGGGGGGCGGCAGGCGCGGGGGGGCAAAGCCCCCTTAAAGCCCCTAAAGCCCCCGCACCGCCGGGCGCAGGTGATGCGCCCCCGGCTCGATCATCAGCTCGTGGATCGCCCAGACCAGCGCATCCAGCCGGTCGGGAGAGCCGCGCCCGTCATAGCCCGCGACCGTCATGCGGCACATCTGCTCCTCCAGCGGCCCCAGCCCGCGCAGGTGATGCACCCGCCCCTGTTCGTATAGCGCCGCCACCGGCTCGGCGCGCAAGCCCTTGCCGCGCCCGGCGCGCAGGGCGCGGAACGGCACCAGCGGATCGACCTGGCGGATCACGCTCTCGACCAGGTCGCCGCCCTGGTTGACCTCGGCCACCAGCCGCTCGGCCCCGTGCCGCTGCATGGCGGCGATGGCGGCCCGCGCCCAGTCCAAGGGCCCGCCCCGGACCGAGGCATCCTCCAGCACATAGGCCCGCCACTCCGTCACCGGCCCCTCGGCCAGAACGCCCGCGACCACGATGCCGCATTCGTCCGCAGCCGCGCCGCCCGTCACCGCCGGATCGACCGCGACGACGACGCGCGACAGCGCAGGCGCCGCCTCGACGCGGGCGCGCTCCAGCAGGCCCGCGCTCCACAGCGCCCCCTCGACATCCTCCAGCAGCAGGCCCTCCAGCTCCTGCCGCCCCAGCCGGGTGCCGCCATAGCGCGCCTGCACCTCGGCCAGGAAGCTTTCCGCCAGATAGGCGCGGTTGGCATCGGTCGGCGCATGGGTGGTCACGGTCGAGGACTGCCGCAGCAGCCGCTTCAGCACCGCCACGTTCCTGGGCGTGGTGGTGACGACCTGCTGCGGATGCGGCCCCAGCCGCAGCGCGAATTGCAGCATGTCCCAGCATTCCTCGGCCTTCTTCCACTTGGCCAGCTCATCGACCCAGGCCGCGTCGAATTGCGGCCCGCGCAGCGCCTCTGGCTCATGGGCCGAAAACAACTGCGCCGTGGCCCCGTTCGGCCAGACCAGCCGCCGCCGCCCCGCCTCCCAGACCGGCCGCCGGTCGGGCGGGGACGAGGCCAGGATCCCCGAATCCCCGAACACCATCACGTCGCGCGCCTGGTCCAGCGTCTCGCTGACCAGGGCCACGCGCCGCGCGCGTCCCGGCGCCTCGGGCGTCGCGCCCTCGACCTGGGCGCGCACCCATTCGGCCCCGGCGCGGGTCTTGCCCGCGCCGCGCCCCCCCATGATCACCCAGGTCTTCCAGTCGCCCTCGGGCGGCAACTGATGCGGCAGTGCCCAGAACTCGAAAAGCCAGGGCAGCGCCGCCAGCGCATTCTCGCCCAGGCCGGCCAGGAAATCGTCAACCTCCTTCGGCGCGGCGCAGGCAAGCCAGGCGGCGCCCGATCTCATCTCGTGCCGCGTCAAGGTCAAGCGCGCCTGCACCGACCCCTCCGGCAGCATCCTTGCGAAGCTTGTCAACCTTGCTCCTTTCCTCCAGCACCATCTGGGTTGCGGCCCGCAGGTCGCGCACCAGCCGGGCGGATTCCTTCAATTCACCCGTTTCTCCCGCCTCGATCTTTTCGCGCAGCCGGTTCAGCTCCGCCGCATAGGACCGGAACAGCCCGTCCGCGATCTCCAGCACGTTCACCTCCGGCGCCGTGACGACGCCGGGCGTGAAAGGCCCTTCCGGCGCCCCAGGCCCCGGATCGAAACTCTTGGTCATATTTGATCGCCCTGCCCTCGTGTGCCTGTCCGCACGAGCGAGACATGAAAAAAGCGGCCTTGGGGGTCGCCCCCCGGCCGCTTGCCCATCTCTCCCAGCATGGGTAATTTCTACTTCAGGGCGTGCGCCAAGTCAACGCAAAAGCAGAGATTGCGCCGCCCCGCGCCGATTTCCCGCGCAATAACAACCGCTTAACCAACGCAACGCCCCGCCGCACGCCCGGCGCAACACCGCCGCCGGGGCACGGGCGCGCATCTTTCACCGTTTCCCAAATACTCAAAAAAACCGACCAACCCGCGAAAACGCCGCCCCTCAGTCCCCCTGCACCGGCGACAGCGGCTCGCCGCGCTGGCGCTCGATCTCGCGCCAGCGGGCGACGTTGCGGTTATGCTCCTCCAGCGTGCGGCCGAAGGCATGCCCGCCCGAGCCGTCGGCGACGAAGAACACGAAATCGGTATCCTCGGGGTCCAGCGCCGCGGCGATGGCGGCGCGGCCGGGATTGGCGATGGGCGTCGGCGGCAGCCCGTCGATCTGATAGGTGTTATAGGCCGTGCGCCGCCGCAATTCGGAGCCGCGGATACCGCGGTCCAGGACCCCGCGGCCTTCGGTGATGCCATAGATCACCGTCGGGTCGGTCTCCAGCCGCATGCCTTGGCGCAGCCGGTTGACAAAGACGCTGGCCACCACCCGGCGCTCTTCCGGCTGGCCGGTCTCCTTTTCGATGATCGAGGCCATGATCAGCGCCTCCTCGGGCGTGGCATAGGGCAGGTCGGGCTCGCGCGCCTCCCAGGCCGCGGCCAGGATCGCCGCCTGCCGCCGCGCCATCTCGGCCAGGATCTCGGCGCGGTCGGCGCCCTTTTCGACATCATAGGTATCGGGGGCCAGGCTGCCTTCCTCGGGCAGGTCCGCGACCTCGCCCTCCAGGAAGCCCGCCTGTTTCAGCCCCTCGGCCACCTGCCAGCTCGTCACCCCTTCGGCGACCGAGATGCGCAGCCGCGCATCCGGCCTGGCCTGCGCCGCGACGATGGCCTCGGGCGCCGGCTCGCCGGCGGGGTTGTATTTCGCCTGTTCGGCAAACACCCCGGTTTCGGCATCCATGTCGCGCAGGATCACCGAATTTTCCCGCACGCCGATGCGGAACACCACCTCGGTGCCGCAGGTGCTGGGACCACCGGCGGTGATGGCGCGGACGATGTCCTCCATGCTGGCCCCCGGCGGCATCAGGTATGAGCCGTATTTCAACTCGCGCGATTTCCCGGCATAATCCGCGCCCGCCCGGAACACATAGGCGTTCGAGACGACGCCCTGCTCGGCCAGTTGCTGGCTGACCGCGTTCAGGCTGGCGCCGGGGGCGACGCGGACACAGGCGGCCACGGCATGCGGGCCGGGGCTGGTATATTCGTGCTTGGCCCAGGCCACCGCCGCCGCCACCGCGATCAGGATCACGATCAGCAGCGTCAGGAAATTCGACGCGATGTGGCGCCAGATCATTCCTTGACCCGTCCCAGCACCAGGCTGGCATTGGTCCCGCCGAAACCGAAGCTGTTGGACAGCGTGTAATCCACCTTTCGCCGCACCGCGGCATTGGCGGCCAGGTCGATGGGCGTCTCGCGCGCGGGATTGTCCAGGTTGATGGTCGGCGGACAGATCTGGTCGCGGATCGCCAGGATGCAGAAGATCGCCTCGACCGCGCCCGCAGCGCCCAGCAGGTGCCCGATGCTCGACTTGGTCGAGGACATCACCACATTGCCCGCCACATTGCCCAGCATCCGCTCGACCGCGCCCAGTTCGATCACGTCCGCCATGGTCGAGGTGCCATGCGCGTTGATATAGTCCAGATCGCCCGGCGACAGGTTGGCGCGCTTCAATGCGCTGGCCATGCTGCGGAATCCGCCATCGCCATCCTCGCTGGGGGCGGTGATGTGATAGGCGTCGCCCGACATGCCATAGCCCAGCACCTCGGCATAGATGCGCGCGCCACGCGCCTTGGCGTGTTCGTATTCCTCCAGCACGACGACGCCCGCGCCCTCGCCCATGACGAAGCCGTCGCGATCCTCGTCCCAGGGGCGGCTGGCGGCCTTGGGATCGTCCTGGCGCTTGGTGGACAGCGCCTTGCAGGCGTTGAAGCCGGCGATGCCGATCTCGCAGATCGGGCTTTCCGCGCCGCCCGCGACCATCACATCCGCATCGCCAAAGCCGATCAGCCGCGCCGCGTCGCCGATGGCATGGGCGCCGGTCGAACAGGCGGTGACGACCGCATGGTTCGGCCCCTTGAAGCCGAAGCGGATCGAGACCTGCCCCGAAACCAGGTTGATCAGCGCCCCCGGAATGAAGAAGGGGCTGACCCGCTTGGCCCCGCGTTCCTTGATCAGCACCGCCGTATCGGCGATCGACGACAGCCCGCCGATGCCCGAGCCGATCATGACCCCGGTGCGCTCGCGCTCCTCGTCATTGGCCGGCACCCAGCCGGAATCCCTTACCGCCTGTTCAGCGGCGGCCATGCCGTAAAGGATGAAATCGTCGACCTTGCGCCGGTCCTTGGGCTCCATCCACGCATCGGGGTTGAACGTGCCGTCCGTCCCATCGCCAAAGGGGATCTCGCAGGCATATTTCGTCGCGACGCCGGCCGGATCGAACCGGGTGATCGGTCCGGCGCCGGATTCCCCGGCCAGAAGCCTCGACCAGGTCTCCTCGACCCCCGAGGCCAGCGGCGTGACCATCCCCAATCCGGTGACGACAACTCTGCGCATGCGCGGGCTCCCTTAAGCAACGCTCGATCCGGGCGGTTCTACACGCCGCCCGCCGGTCGCGCAACGCAAAGCGCCCGCGGCCCGGATCGCCCGGCACCCTTGCAGGTTGCAGGCCGGGCAGCGGCCGGCACGGATCGCCCAGGCTCAGCCCATCCGCTCGATGGCCAGCGCCGTCGCCTCGCCCCCACCGATGCACAGGGACGCGATGCCGCGCTGCCCGCCATGCGTCTCCAGCGCCGCCAGCAGCGTGACCAGCACCCGCGCCCCCGATGCGCCGATGGGATGGCCCAGCGCGCAGGCGCCGCCATGCACGTTCACCGCCTCATGCGGCAGGTCCAGATCGCGCATCGCCGCCATGGCGACCACCGCGAAAGCCTCGTTGATTTCAAACAGGTCGTAATCCGAAAGCGCCGTCCCCGTCCGCTCCAGCAACCGCCGGATCGCGCCGATGGGCGCGGTGGGAAACAGCCCCGGCTTGTCGGCATAGCTCGCATGCCCCAGGATGCGCGCCCGCGGGGTCAGCCCGCGCCGCTCGGCCTCTGATGCCCGCATCAGGACCAGCGCCGCCGCCCCGTCCGAGATCGAGGAACTGTTTGCCGCCGTCACCGTGCCCCCCGGCCGAAAGGCCGGCCTCAAGGTCGCGATCTTGTCCAGCCGCGCCTTGCCCGGCTGCTCGTCGGTATCGACCACCACCTCGCCGCCGCGGCCCCTGACCGTCACCGGCGCGATCTCGGCCGCGAAATGCCCGGCGGCAATCGCCCCTTGCGCGCGGGTCAGCGAGGCAATCGCGAACTCGTCCTGCGCCTCGCGCGTGAACTGATAGGCTTCCGCGCAATCCTCGGCGAATGTGCCCATCAGCCGGCCCTTGTCATAGGCATCCTCCAGCCCGTCCAGGAACATGTGGTCCATCACCTGCCCATGCCCCATGCGATAGCCGCCACGCGCTTTCGGCAAAAGATAGGGCGCGTTCGACATGCTCTCCATGCCGCCCGCCACCACCACATCGGCGGAACCGGCGACGATCAGGTCATGGCCCAGCATCGCGGCCTTCATCCCCGATCCGCACATCTTGTTGACGGTCGTGGCCCCGGCGCCCAAGGGCAGGCCCGCCCCCAAGCCCGCCTGCCGCGCCGGGGCCTGG